CGCTCCGGTATCGACTCCCAGGAGATCGTTGACCCATCGATTGAGGCCGGAGTCCACCCCTATCGCGTCGTTGACCGCATCTCTCGCGCTGTCAAATGTGTCATAGATCGCTTTCCCAAAATCAGTGACCGCTGTGACCCCATAGGTGAACAGCTTAATCCCCTCAGTCACTGCCGGAAGCAAGACAGATCCCAGGGCGATCTCTGCCTCCTCTACTGCCGAGGACAGCTCCCCCATGGCCCCCTCATAGGTGTCCGTCATGGTGGCCGCCATCTCTGTGGCCTTTTGGGTGTCAGTGATGGCCGTCTCCAGCTCACCCAGGGAGCTGGCGTGGGCTGCCAGGTAGGTGGCCGCCGATACATTCTCCCGACCAAATATCTGCAGGGCCTGAGTGGCGGTCATGCCCTTCTCATTGAGAAGCGACATGGCCTCCGCGACCCCTACCGTGGCCGGGTTGATCTGCTCTGCAGAGACTCCAAGCTCCGCCAGGGCTTCCGCGGCAGGCCCGCTCTGAGACGCCAGACCGGCCAGGATGCCCCTGAGTGCGGTACCGCCTTCTGCTCCCTTGATGCCTGCATTGCTGAGAGATCCCAAAGCCGCCGTGGTGGACTCCAGCGACAGGCCGAAGGCGTTTGCTGTTGCGCCTACTACTTTGAGTCCGCCGCCCAGCTGGGAGATATTGGTGTTGGTCTCTGCTGCTCCGGCTGCCAGGACATTGGCCACTCTGCCCGAGTCGGTGGCCTCTAGGTTGAATTGCGATATGGTGTTGGTCATCATATCGCCCGCGGAGGCCAGATCCATGCCTCCTGCAGCGGCCATGGTGAGCGTATCCTTCAGGCCGGCCGTGGCCTGCTGGGAGTCCCAGCCGGCACCGGCCATGTAGCTCAGTGCTTCGGCTGCCTGGCTGGCTGAGAACTGAGTGCTGGCTCCAGCCTCCCGGGCCGCGTTGCTCATGGCCTGCAGCTCTGCTCCAGAGCTGCCCATGATGGCCGCCACTCCGGCCATCTGCTGCTGGAAGCCTGCTGCCGTGGTGACGGAGGACGAGAGGGCAGATCCTACGACGGCGATCCCCGCTCCTGCCACCATGCCAGCCGGACCGATGGCAGACAGAGCACCTCCGATAGGACCCATCGAAGAGGCTATGCCAGACATGCTGGCGCTCAGCTCAGAGCCGAAGCTAGACTTGAGGCCACCTACGCCAGATGACATATCCGCCACGGTGCTGCTGAATTTGCTCTTGGCAGCGCTCAGGCTGGCCTCATCCATCTTTGCGCCTATGGTGACATAGGCCGATCCCGCTTCAACTCCATCAGGCACTGTCTACTCCCAAGAATCGTATCTTGCTTTGTATTCTGCTGTAGTTGTCTCTGATGTTGGTTTTTCCGAAGGCTGCTTATAGAATTGATCAAATGGGGGCAGGCCCTCAGTCCACCATTTGGCCACGGCAGCGGCAGCACAATAGCCGGTGAATGCGGCCAACTCCTGCGCCCTCTTGATATCCTGGAGGTGATGCTCATGGAGCAGCATCAGCTCGCCCGGCGTAAGCTGCCAGAATTGATCCGGCAGCAGACCCAGCTCTACATAGGCTATGTAGTGGCAGACTCGCCAGAAGTTCGGCTCTTCTTCTTCCCGCTCTTGAGCTGAGCTCTGTAGTTGGCCGTCAGCTTCTCCAGCCTCTCTATTTTGCCCCTGAGATCGTTTTCCTCGTCTATCTCTAATGTCGCAATACCAGAAGGGCTCGCCTGCTCCAAAAAGGCCCGATAGATTGCCCGGCCCAGAGTTTCCAGGCTGTTCTCAGGCTGCCTTTTCAGATAGCCATCTATGGCCAGCGCTGTCTCAGAGGGATTATCATCCTTTTCCTGCCAAGATAATCCGGTAGCTGCTCCCACAGCTACCTCCAGGATATCTGCCTGGAGGCCATAGGACGCCAGGATTGTCTTGGCGGTGTGTTCGGAGGCGTTAGCAACTCCATTTCGCCTCAGGAGCACTTTGGCAGCGCCCTCAAACCGCTTGATAGCCCGAAAATTCCATTGCAATTCTCTTGTTTCATCCATTTCAATAAAAGTCATCTTAAAGTTCTCCCTCAAAATTTGTATGGGGGGAGGGGCTCAAGCAGCCTGCAGGATGCCATCATGGCCCCCCCTCATCTATTCCATATAGAGCGCACCCGCGCCCTTGATTGTCACTGTCTGCTTTTGGGCGTCGTTGGGGTTGGCCAGCAGATTTTCCATGCTGGTTATTGCTCCCCAGCCAATGCAGAATGGGGTGGTGGAAAGCACACTGTAGAATTTCCAGAGGTACTTTTGGGCCAGGGCAACCAGTGGGATTGATCCATCATAGTAGAATGCCCCTGCAGACATCTCCCAGCTCCGAGAGCTGAGTATTGAGCTGCCCCATCCAGAGTCGTCTACTGATGAGGTATCTATCTCCTTGCCATCGATCTTCAATTTGCCATCAAAGAGGCCGGTCACTTTCAGGAAGGCCAGCAACGACCGCCTCACGCCATCGGCTGTGATGGTATGGCCATCCATCGAGGCCGCAAATGTAACCTTGCCCTCTAATCTGCTCACCGTGAATCCGCTTGAGACCGCCCCGCCATCTGACTTGATGGTGAGCGTCTCATCCTCATCCCAGTAGCGGCTCCCTGCCGCAGCCTGATATGTGAGGTGATCACCTGAGTCAACCAGAGACAATCCCGTAAAGGCTACACCATCGGCAGCCGTGGCCTCGGACATTGCCCCAGTCACCCCAGCTCCGGTGCTCCCTGGGGGGAGCCGAGCAGCAAATAGGGCGAACGCTCCGGCGTCAGCGTTCACGGCAGCCACAATCTGAGCCGCCGTGCTGGTGGCCGTCCCGGTGGGTCCGGTGGCGCTGTTGATAGTCAGCTTAGGGGCTGCGGCAGAGACCGAGAGAGGAGTATTGTTTCCCGAGACGACTATCTCTACCTTGTTTGTGGCATGATTCTTACTGACGAAGCATATATCCCTATTTGAGCCGAGAGCGGGCGTCACCACATACTCCTCCGGCTCATCCCTGAAGAGAGCGGCGGATAGGCCGCTCACGGCTGAAGTCATGAGTCAGCCTCACGGGATAGCAGCCAGAGCGCCCCGGCCCTTCAGAGTCCAGTCTGCCTTCTGCTGAGTGTTAGGCCCGGCGAGAGTGATGTTCCCGGACTGCACGCCGCAGGCCCCTTCCCAGCCTTCAGGAGAAGATGTGGCCGTTCCGGACTGGAGAATATAAGCATACAGCTCTGTGCCTGCTATCAATGCAGCGACGATCAGAGCATAGGCCGCATCAGTCATGATCAGGTTGTTGCTGGCCGAGATCTCCCAGGACCGTGCACCGGTGATAGAGCTACCCCATCCTTCGTCATCTACGTTGGATGTGTCTATGTCCTGTCCGTCGATCCTCAGTTTCAAGTCGGAGAGTTCTCCGAGCTTAACCATGCTGGCCGGCGTGTCTGCGGTGTAGATCCACAGTGAGCCGGTCATTCCGCTGACCGCTTGAGTCATAAGACATACCTCGAAGTATTGCTTTTCTCCCGCAAATTGCGGTTTATAATAATGTTGAAAAACTATTATCAAAAAGAGTTAAGTATCATTCCCGAAAATCTGGAAACGTAAAACAAAAATATAACGATGCGAATCATCTCTTCTCAAATATATGGGCTGGTCATCTAGTGTATAGATATGCTGTCGGATTACTCCGACTTTTAAGGCGAGGGCCTGCCGGATCGTCTCCGCAGTGGTTCGGGCCGTGGCCTTGCTGGTATTTCTGACGTAGATTTGCACCTGTGGCCGATCGGTGATGGAGTCCTTTGTGACAATGGGCCCGATCCCGCCCGCCCCCGCTATCATAATCTGGTTATCTGGTTGATCTTGGAATTCATCCAGGAAGATTGTGTTATTGGCCGGCGTGGCATTCTTCCAGACTCCGAGGCTCTGAGCCTGTAGATATGTGGCGATGTCTGCCCCTATGTCTGCTGTCATGATGCCGCATCCTGGCTGTCGTAGCTCACGATCACATCAGGGAACCCCTGAGAATAGTCTATTGAGATCTCCACTGGCAGAGGCCAGCCCTCCGAGTCGATCAGGGCAAATATAGCCAGCCTCATATCTACCAAGTCCTGAAATTCGACAAATACAACGACGCTAGAG